CTATTAAAGTTTCAACAGATGAGCCACTTAATCTTGCGTATAGAGTTGCGGAAACACTATTGTTATTAGTTATAGTGAATGTAAGTCTTGATTGTTGTTCGCCATAAACACTTACTACAACTTGTGGTATATAGCCAGAACGCTCAATGTAAGTTGATACATAGCCATTTGTGGACTTTGTTTTGTAGTCGCATACAACTTGATCCACGCTTACTTTTGTTTTCTTAACTGGAAATTCATACATTATATAGTCTTTAATTAAAGCTTTGTTGCTTGTTAAATCAGTTGTGATTTTCGCAAAAGTAACATATAAGCCAATTTGTGAACTAATAAGCGTATAACCAAGCATAGAAGCTATGTATTGTAACGCTTTTGCTATTGAATAAGTGTTGTTGATTTGTTCTTGTATCTTTTCAGTTAGATAAGAGTTTATAACAGTAGTTAAAATTACGTTTCTTGAAAACATCGAATATAGTTGAGTATTCATTGATGTAATATAACTACCTATTGTTACACCACTTATAGAATAGTAATTTTCGTATGTTTTACATTTGATATTGTCTAAATAAGTGATAATATCAACTGCAGTTATGTTGAAATATAGTTCGCTTTCTGGTATCTCAATTTCGCTTATATAGAAAGTGAATAATTGTGTATAATTTTGTTCTGGCGAAAACTTTAAATAAAGATTTAATTGTTGCCCTTTATAAAACATAGATGGACAATTATTATCTATTTTTAAAATAATCTTTTTAGAGAACAAAGTATCATTTATTAAAGATATTGTTTCACTAAAATTGATGTCAAATAAGTATGTGTCATCAAGTAATGTTGTGTTGTTTGAATCAGTTATCTTGATTTGGCTTGATGGAATTATTTGTTGGTCGCTATAAGTGAGCCAATTATTGTTATTTATCATAAAATATCGCCCACTTTCTCACAATTCAATATAAGCCATTCCAAGATTTCATAAGAAACTGGCACCCAACTTGAATAAACAAACTCTCTATAATTGGCTAAAACATCGCCACTAGTATTTGTAACTTGGAAATTGCTACCATTTGCAACATAAAAGCCAACATTAGTGAATTTCATTGATGTATAAGTATTACCATTTGACACGAATGTTCCGCTTATAGTAGTATCGTATCTTATTACGATTTTTTCTTTAAACTTCCATGTGCCATTTATATAAGTAAATGCAAGCCCACAATCAACACCATACACTTTAGATAAAAAGCCACTTTTATTGATTTCGTAGTTGTTTGATGTAGTCGGTGTATAATAATCGCTTGGCTCTGTTCCACTAATATCTTCGCCAGTATCTATCAAGTTTAGAGATGGCTTTTGCCACCCCCTAAATTGATTTAATCTATCTAAAGCAATAGCATTTGATGTCCTATCGTTTACATACATTTTTCTAGTTACCCATAAACCAGATACTTGGTCGAAAAATCTTACATAGTTAACAAAGTTTCCTGTTCTATTGCTATAAAGACTATTTGTGCTTGGCTCAAATAAAGATAATATTGTCGCCCATACTTTATAATCTAAATAATTCCAAGACATCTCAACTTTACCAACACCACTTAAAACAACACTACCTATCATTACACCTTTTGCGTTTCTTCCTGTGTCAACCAAAGTCGAAACTGTGCCTTTATATTCGCTTGGCATTGGTAATCTAATCCAAGTTGATGATGCTTCGTTGTATATCTTAACTAAAGTCTTATATGCCATTTACAACACCCCCAGAGAATAAGCTTGTTCCAACACCTTTGTTTTTGTTGTATGAATCAACAGCTTTTCCTATTGTCTTGCCATCGAGTTCTATAACTATATTGCCTTTATTTCCACTTGTAATTGCGTTAACCATAGGAGCTAAAGCGTTTTGCACCGCTATTGCTATACCATCAGTTATTTGTTGATTATTAGCAACAACATTCTTGCCATTAGACATTTTTCCTACGATTTCATAAGGGTTAACTGCTATTATTGAGTCATCTTCTGGAAAGCCACCAGTTGCAAATGGTAAAGGTTGAATTGGTAAAATGTTTTTACCTACGTTCTTAATGCCATCCCATAACTTGCTTAAACTATCTTTAGAGAAAATATTTTTAAAGCCATCTGCTATCTTGTTAAAGAACTCTTTAATGTTTTCCCAAGCGTTTTTAAACCATTCGCCAATATTGTCGAAGAACGCTTTTACTTTATAATTGGTAGTTTCAAACCAAGTTGAGATTTTAGTTCCTAAAGTTTCAAACTTTGTTTTAGTAGTATCAATTAATTGGTTAACAACAATTATTCTTGCGATGACATTATTGTTAATCGTATTAAATATGTTCTTTAAATGGTTTTCAGTTCCTGTTAATGCTCCATCAAGTTCTTTTGATGTTCCTGTTAAAGTGTAAACAAGTGATAGTAAGCCATTTATTAACCTAGATAATGAATCTAAAGAAGTGATAGTAACATCAACATTAGGAATTAAAGTGTCTAATATTTCGCTTAATAGTTCAAAAATGTTGTCTATTGATTTTACAAGTTCTGGATCACTTACAATTTTATCGACAACTTCAAACACTTTATCTGTTAACTTTTCAAACGATTTCCAAAGTTGCGACATGCCTCTATTGGCTTTAGCAACATCTCTTGTGGTAAATTGTGTATCTTCACTACCAACTGAATTGAGTTCATCAATTCCAAGCATTAAGTTTTTACCATCTTTTAAGTTTTTGTTGAGTTCGGTTTGTCTATCGTTTGTTGCTTCAACAACGGTTTCCCAACCAAAAGCCATTTGGACTATTTGTGCTAATCTATTAGCAATAGATGTAACTATTCTTAAAGCATTTGTTAAAATTGGCTCAATAGCAGTTATGAGTGGTGTTACTATTCCTGCAATAGAGTTGAAAGTTGAACGAATACTATTTGTTATATTTTTAAGTGCTTTATTTGTTTCTGGGCTTACTAAAGATAAGTTCTTAATGCCATTTTTAATTAAATTAAGAGCATATACTACGATAGCTTTTGCTACTCTAAACTTAAATAGAGAAACGAGTTTACTTGCGAAACCTTTTCCACTTTCAAGTAAGTTGTCGAAGAATGTAGGTGCTACATTTTCAGTTGTAGTTTCTGCAGTTGTGTTTTCATCAAGTTGTTTTTGCTTTTCTCTTAACTTTTCTAACTTTTCAAGGGCATTATTATTGATTAACGCTTTATTAACGCTTGCTATTGCTTCGAAAGGTCTTGTAATATTAGACAAGTCGATAGTAGATAATTGCCTTAATGAGTGCGAAATAAGTTCGATGTTATGTGTGAGTTGAGTTGTATCAAGTTTGGTTAAAAACTCAATATTGCTTTTGAGTTTACTTAAACCTTTATTCGCTCCAGATGTATCGGCACTAACTCGTATCTTTAACTCATCTATAACTGCCATACTATGCTCCTTTCTTGCTTATTGATAATAAATATTTGTAATATTCATCAAAACGTTTTTGTTTTTCTATTTGCTTTCTTTCATCGCTTTCATCTTTGGTTAGTGGGTATGGCTCTTTTGGATAAACTGCTTTATCACTTAAAACACTTGCTACTGCCATTCTTATATATAAGCCACTCGCCCATAACTCTTGATTTATGCGTTTATTTCGTATCTTATCCATTTCTCTATAAACTTTCGCCATATCTACATCTTTATAAAGGTATTCATCTGCACTCATACCAATAGAAAGATAGTAAGGCATAAACTTATAGATGATGTCTTTGTAACTGGTGTAATGGGTGGTGTTTCCACCACCCTTATTCGAAAGAGAATCAGTTACCAGTTCGCTTTCACTTTCACTTTTTTTGCGTTTTCTTCATCATAAAGTGTGTTTATAGTATCGCCATACATTTCAACTAATCTATTGATTAGTGATTCATCTTCAAGCGAAAAAACCGCACTAAATAACGTATCTACAACATCCTTACTTATGTCTGGGTGGTGCATATAAAACGCACCCTCGAACAATAACGAGATTGTTTGTAATGGTTTTTCCTTAATATCATCTTTAAATGTTGTTACGTTAAAACCTTTGTTTTCTAATTTGAAAACTGAACTTCTATTATATTCGAGAGTATAATCTTTCGATTCATAAGTTAATGTGATTACTTTTGCCATATTTCCACCTTTTTTAAATTATTATAATGAACTATCGAATTCAATGTCAGTTGATGGTAAGATAGTTACTTTTGCTTCTACTACTTCATCAACACCACCACCAGCTACACCTACTGTTATTGTGCCTTTAAACTTAAATACACCATCGCCACCATAAACGCTATTTGTTAAGCCAAATGCAACTGCAAAATATAATTCAGTTCCTGCAGTTTCAAGTGTTTTAATAGTCGAAAAGTCAGTTGGATCATAGTTAATAGTGAATTCAAGAGCATCAACTTGATGTAAGCCTTGAATGTAAGTTTGTGAGTGATTAGAGAGTGTAGTTGTTTCAAGATTTGATACATTACTACCTAAATCTGGAAAGTCTTTAATATCAACTAACTTTGTGTAAGTAGTTCCATCTGTGCTTTTAAGTAAGAATACATCTTGAGTGTTAATAGCCATGTGCTACCTCCTATAAATTGTTTTTGTGTTAGATACAATTCCATTATATCTAGCGATATAGCGATATAGATTAGGGTTATCTATAACCATTGGCTCACTAAAAGTTCTAGTAAAACCGAGTTCTTTCATCTTTGAGTCGATGACATTTAACAACTCTTTTCCCTCGCTCTTTTTCTTTAGTCCACTTGTATAGACATTAAATGTAAATACTACATTTGCGTATTTTTCAATGCGAGAACTATCTATTCCGTTTCCATATTCGTAATTGTCTGTTTCTTCCATCATTACCGTAGGAAATGTAGGCAATTTATCAACGTATGTAGATGTAATAAAAGCATTTAAAAAAGGTTGGTTTCCATCTCTTGTGTAAGAGTGAATTGTGTTTGTGATAATATCAAATAATTCGCTTTCAATATCTATCATTGTTTAACCCTCTTTAAATGCTATGTTTTTTTAAATTCTTTTCTATTAGTTCGTGAGATGTTTCTCTCATTACTACGGTTGCATCATACATACAATCTTGGTGCATAATACCATGTGTTTGAACGAGTGTTACACCTTTTTTAGTAGTTATCATTTTGCTAAATTGATCGTTTCCAAAAGTGCCATAATAAAGCCACGATTTGCGTAAGCCCCTATGCTTTCCATAACTACCAATTACAGGTAATGGTGCTACATTTTTAGCTAAAGGGTTTTTAGATAAGCCACCGCCATTAAAGTAAATACCTGTTCCAAACTCGATAAATGCCACACTTTCGCCTTTGGCGATTATTTCCCATTCAAGATTTCCCTTTTGTTCGGTAGTAACAACAACATCTTTTTCGCCTGTATATCTTGCAAGAGAAAAGTTGTTTGTTGCTTCATCTTTTCCCAAGTTCGCTAAATCTTTCACAACATTTGCAAGAACTTTGTCGGCTCTTTCTTGTATTGCTTTTAAGATGTCTTTCATATCTTTCTAATATCAATAACGAACTCGTTTAATGATGGCATAACAGATTTAACTATATGTGTATGATTCCACATTCCATTTGTTTGTTTTGGCTCTACACCAATAAAGATGATAGAATCTTCTTTTATGCCATAATCTTTCTTACATAGGATTCTATTCATATAAGGTGCATCAACACCATACATTTCAATTACACTACGATTTGCATTTGTTCCTATATTCCCTTTCGCAAGGGCAGGGGTAGAGTAAGTAATTACTTTTTCCCCTGTCTTATAATTGGAAGAATCTACAATGTCAGTTACAGAAACAATATTTGCATAATAGAAAGATTGCATGTTTCTTGCTAGATTATTCACAATGGAACACCTACTTTAGATACAATTCTTTTCTTTAATGATAATGGAATGTCCTCACTACCATACTGTCTTGAAACACCGTTCTCGCTATGAGATGTTTCGCCCTCTGCTCCACGTTTAGCAAGCAAGCATATAGCAATTTCGATTTGGTCGAATTCGTGCTTTTGTGGAACTTGTGTGTCATCATAGTCGAATTGACTATCTTGATTAAAAGGGTTTTTTAAGTTTAGTATGATTTGCCCTGCATTTTCTAGGTAAACA